AAATTAAACCAACCCAAATCGATCTGACAAACGCATAAGAACGTACAAAACTCTCCTTCACGCTCTTTCGCGCACTTTCGCTCTTGCTTACAGAACTCTTCGTGTGAGCTCTCGCATAGAGATAAGCACGTGTTGTCATGGCATCAGCTGTACAATTCGGTTCAAGCAAGCTAGCAACGATGAAGCACGACCCCACTGAAACTGCCTGCATGGAATATGATCCCTATGTGCAGTGCCGTGCTAGAACTGTCGTCTTCTTCGACAGTGACGATGATGTAACACTGATGATACAGAACTACTCAGACGGTAGTATATTCTGGTCAACCGATGGTAAGCTTACACAAACTGCCAAAAATGTGTACCTTGCAACTGATAAGAAGCTTGGTTACGATTTAGCTGCAGAGTTGTTTGTGTGTGGGTCTTGCCGCTCAGCTTCTCCCAACATCAGCTATTTCAAAACTCATGCATGCAACCAGCTCATGGAGGGGAGTATTGCATTTATTACGAACCATTCTGGGAGCACTCGATGTGTCGATGCATTCCCAATACTACCTGCATATGCCACAGTGTATCAGGAGAATGAAGTACTCGCGTGGATGAATGAGACTGAGAAAGGAATGAATTATTCCACAATAGAGGAGATCCAAAAAGAAGTTCATTATGAAAATAAGAAGACAAACGAGATGGTCACAGAAACTATCACACAGGTGGTGCCTTCATTTGAACTAGTGGATAAGGTGGGTATATCCATGGTACCATATAACATTAAACCGACAAATATCCGGACTTACAAGGAGAAGCAGATCCGAATGCGCATGTCTAACATTGTCAACTTAGTAACACAAGTCGCCAAGTTGTGTAAACAAAGAAATATTCCTATTGAATATGTTAGCACGCGTAGGCGTAATGCAAAACAATTCGTGAGGATCCCTCTCAAGCACACAATTGGATACAAGAAAAGTGAGGTTGATCCTGGTAAGGATGTACCGGAACATTGCAAGTCAGTGATCGAGTGTCTAAAAACAACACTTAAGCCGACCAGAAAAGTCACTAATCTCGAAATAACAAGAGGTTGGAGCGGTGTTGTGCTGCGGCATGAAGATTGCGATGACGACATGAAGCAAAGGTGTGTGGATGGTTTGTTTGTGGTGTTAGGTCGGTGCATGCATGGTGATGTGCAGAATGCGTTACACCCGCATTGTTTAGAAGGAATACAATTGTACGGGTCGAAACAAGTTAATAAACGAGTGCCAAAGTATCATCTCGAATGTGATGCTAACGCGTCAAGCAATCCAATGCATAGCTCAGTTTGGAAGTTTTACAAAGAATTCCACGATATTCATGATTTTAACTGCAGCAAGTGCCTACACGAGTATAAAACACGCGACGATTTGTCTCGAATGGCAATCATTGGTGATGTGGTTAAGTTTCTAACTGAGTCTGGGTTTCATAAGGAAGCTGGAGACGACCCGACGATGGAATTTTTCTCAAACCACTTGGACTTTCTACCTCAGGCCGGTGACAAGGATGGTTTAGCCAAATTGAAACGACAAATATACCGTGATTTGATTGTTAGTACAAAGTCGCTTATGCAAGGTGGGAGCGAGCCATATGATGAAACGAGCCAGCTTCATGGCAAGTTTCAGCTAATAGAAAACACACGTCCGACACAGCTAGTTGACTTTTGGCGGACCTTGCAACATTCATACCATATAGTAAACAGGAAGATTTTCTTGCCTCATTTGACGGATGTATATGGAAACTTTGATTTCTTCCCAAACAGCTCACTGCCGGAGATATTCCCAGACCACACATTCCCAGTGCAGCATAAGTTAAATGATGAAGGGGAGATTGAAACCAACTATCGGTACGTGGACAAGAATGAGAAAGTGCAAACTTGCTTGGAAGGTCTGTACACGAAATACGGGCCTGAATTCTGGATCGAAACAGCGAAAACTATTCATAGGTCACAACCTCTGCATCAGTGTGATATACGACATAACGAGAATGTGATGAAGGTGTGTCATTGGGAAGGTAATGTTGCGTTGTATTATTCAATTATTCGCCCAACACCCAGACACCTATCCTTTGGAACTATGAATCGTTTATTTCGAATCCAGGACTGGTTCCGAGCTGCGGATTACGTACCGAAGAATGGTTACTGCTACTTGTATATTTTTGCATGCGCGATGCAATTTTGTGATAGTTCAAACCGCAGTAACGTGGATGAGTTCATACGGCGCGCTTGTAACGAACTTGGCCCATGGCCAACATTTAGGGTGCTGTTGCGGAAACTCAATCAAATGGCAACGTATTATGGAGCGTATGACGCTCTGGTGCCTGTCATCCTTGTTGACCACATCACGCGAACACTGCATGTACCAACACCATTTGGAGTGCTGCAAGCAGGAATGCATTACATTAGAGTATCCACTTTGAAGGAACTAGTTGACTTGGATCTGATGGGAGAAGGGCCTGTGAAAGACTACAAAATTGGTGGTTTTAAAGAAACTTATGCAACAATCACGAAGTGTGTCACAAGCAAGAAGGAGTTCCTGAAAAGGTTGAATACGGATCCTGAGTGGTTAGTCGATATGTTTGTTGAACCCTCATTACTTTACACGCTTGCTTCACTCATCGAGGCACATCAATTGGTTTTGGCTGATGTGGACAATTCGTTTGACCGCTTGTCGGCTCTGTTAAATTTACGTGATCTTGGCAAGCAACTACACGCACATTTAACAACACAGCAACGAGTTCGCAAGTATATGAATCTGATGGTTGACAATAGCCATCTATTTCCTGGATTAGTTAATTCACAAAACATGAAGGTGGAAATATTTGAAACGATCAAAGTGCTAGAGCGAGCCATCATAGACGATAATGCTCTCTTGGATATTGATAGAATTGATGGTAAGAAAAAAATCTTGGAAGGGCTAGACGCATGTCGCGCAAGTTGCGTTTACAACGAGCTAGTCAACTCGTTCTCCTGGCACAGTTGGTATGGCACAAGTCTCAGGTTGCAATATTCTATCGTTGGAAAAGCGGCTGGCGCGATGCTATCGTTTTTAAACGACAGTTACTTGCTCAACTTACTTGCCACACGCCCGAAGCTGAGTATGCCAAGGTGGAACATATTAGGAAAATTGAAAACGGGTTGGAGGGCTATCAGTGGATTATTTAGTCGCGTCTACGCAAAGATAATAGCCAACGGGATGTTAACAGCATGTATCACATTTATGGTTGTGTTTGGCGCGTTAATTCTGAAGAAAATAATGAAATTTATTAAAGCTGAGAAAGCTCGCTCGGAAGAACTGCAGATAGTGGAGTATCAAGCTAGAGGTAAAGAGGATATGTGGATAACTAGATTCATGGCATCATGTTATATAGTGTCGGCATTGTTTTCATGGGACATAAGTGACAGCATATACTCAAGCATGGTTAAGTTCCGAACAATATTTGACATACTCCGTGTTAACTGTGAATTTCAAGCTGGCAACAGTATTTTCACGAGGCTACAAGAACAACTTGGTGACATTCCGTCATTCCACACTTTCACTATCTATAATCATAATGAAACTGTCGCCCGTACTGAATGCACGCCAATGACGTTTGAAAGATGGGTTGATAATCGTGTCAATTCTGGGCAAGTAGGGTTCACACCTTTGGAAGGTCAAAATCAACGTTTTGAGCTAACGAAGGCAACGATCAACACGGTAGCAGCCCAAGTCATATCCTCACAGAATAACGAGATACTCATCGAAGGACAGGTTGGTTGTGGTAAATCGACTTATTTCCCCGCTGAAATCGCTAAGAACGCACGAGTTCTAATATTGGAACCAACAAGAGTCCTGGTCACAAATCTTCAGGAGTCCTTATCTGGATTACTCGGCATTAAAGCTGGGGCACGCATGCGCAATCAATGCACATTATCAGCGTCCAACATCACAATCATGACATATGGTTACGCCTTGGTGTACTTATTCAATGGTCCATATCGCCTAGACGATTATGACTATATCATGTTTGATGAAGTGCACCATGCTTGCGACGCTATGATTGTCTTATACAACTGGTTGAAGCAAGTATCATGGAAAGGGAAGCTAGTGAAACTAACAGCTACACCAAACAACGTGAGCTCAAAGTTCGACACACAGCACGCTGTTGAGATCGTCACTTGGCCTAGTATGTCAGTACAAACGTTTGCTAAAGAGCAAGGAACGAGTTCCAAACACGATGCTTCAACTAAGGGAAGGGTCATTCTAGTCTTCTTGACAACATTCAGAGAAATCGACGAGGTATATGAGGTAATGTCGAAATCATCCAATGGGAGATTTGGATTAATTCGGGCTGATAGCAGGCATTTGCGCGATAAAACGAATTTATCAGAGATGGTGTCGATGATGAATGAGAAAAATGTCTACATATTAGCCACGAACATTGTCCAGAATGGAATTAACATTAGTGCGGATGTAGTTGTGTGTTTCGGCCAGAAAATCATTGCTGCAATTGATGATAACAACCGAATGCTCACAACTAAACGTGTGTTGATTAACAAGGCTGATCGAATTCAGCGGCTTGGACGTGTTGGTCGAATGAAGAAAGGGTACGCTATCAAGATTGGATCAGAAATTGATAGCAGCTTTGAGATTGATGAAGTCACAGCAACACAAGCTGCACTAATGTCATTTGGATATGGCGTTCCTCCTGTTGTCAACAATGTTAACTTGCTTGCATTCAGTTCAATAACGGCAGCCCAGGTTAGGACAGCATCCCAGTTTGAAATGCCACTTGCGTACATGGTACACATGGTGAATAAGGATGGTTCGGTGGCCAGACCATTATTTGAAATGTTTAAGAGCTTGATGCTCATAACAGGTCAGGTTTCTCTTAGCAGGTACATCTGCCAAATGAAGTCCGACACCCAGATGCGCACGATTCAGCAGTACTGTGACTTAGGGTATATGCGCACGGATGAGAACTTAGCCTTGCCAGTGCCATACCATTGCAAGGATGTGTCAGATTCGTTCGCTGTTCGACTTGCGAAGGCTACATATGATTCCAAGCTCCCAGAGATGATCAGCATGCGCGTCCCAGCTGTTGACATACGTGAAACAGCTGTAAAACTCTCCACAAATGAGAAGGATTTAGGCATGGTTTTAAGTCTTGTTGACCAGGCTCTGGAGCATGAGAGAGAAAAGTTGAATGGTCTAGAAATGTCGCTTTCCTCATACCAATCCCACGCTTCTTGGGCGATTCTACCGAATTTCAATTTACAAGGAAAGCTAGTTGATTCCATAGCAAGGATCCGCCAAAACGTTAATGTTTTGTCAGCTCAGAAGAACAAACTAGAAAATGCAACAGCTGCAACTGATTTCGAAGAGCTCGTTAAAGTTTTGGAAGAAAACCCTAGCGTGGCTTCGCACGTGATGTACCAAAGCGGACCCACGAAATTTATTAATAAGGAGTTGCTCGGAAAACGAGATTACAAGTGGGCACCCTATTTGGCTCTTGGAGCCGCCTGCGTGATGGCAACAGGAGCGTGGTATGTCATTTACAAACGAAACAACGAAGCTGAGAAACGCGTGCGGTATGAAGGAAAACAGACGAGGCTAAAGGATAATAAACGACAACGTGGGAAAGATGCGAAGGAAGGACGCATGGAAGAAGCACAGCATGTTTATTACGATCAAGGAGATGTGATGTATGATGGCATGCAAGATTGGGCCAGTGGTCAGTTGGACTGGACTGATAGGATAAGGAAGAAATCCAACCAACACGCTATGCAGTTTGGAAGGGAACCAATAAACAAACAAGTCCGCCAACCCCGTCCTTTCAACCATTTCTATGGGTTTGATGCATCTTCATACGATAAAGTCACATTCACGGATGTGGCTACGAACTTTTCAGTGGAGCAGAGTGCAAAGAGCTATGATCTCATGGAAGCGTTCACACAGATGGCGGCACATCGAGGTGAGTTAGATGGGTACTGGGACCAGCAAAGGCCGACCAARATTAGAGCTATATTCGAGAAGGACGGTGAGGAGATGGTCAAAGAGGTTAATATGGTTCCACACATACCAGAGAAAGTTAACAAGCGAGGTTTACCAGTCGGGTACGTGGCGAACCGTGGTGAACCAAGACAGGGAGCACCAGCTATTGATAAGGACAAATCAGCACTGAATCCTAATGCTGCTCAGTTTGAATCACGAGCTATGTACAAAGAGGCACGACCCATTGATCATCTATTTCAAAACCAAGTAATTATCACAAACCCAGTCCAATCACTATGTGGTTTGATCACTGGGAACAAGCTCTTGGTACCATACCACTTGGCGCGTGGGGTGAATAGTGAATATGAAGGCCAGTTGCGCATGATGTCAAGGTTTGGCTGCTATGATCTGGGTGGAATTCAAAATTGTCAAGTGACAAAGTTTACCATGGTCGATCTCGTTGGATACCAATTACCGGCGACTTTTCAACCGAGAAGGAAGCTTAAATGTTTTAGAGAACCAGTGGACGGAGAACGGGCAATGATGTTATCTTCTAAATACGAAAATTCAGGTTGGAAAACATGCGTATCTCCATTCAGTGAGATTACGGAGAGCGGTGATGATGGTGGAGCTTTATGGGTGCACCACGTGTCAACAGACCGTGGATGCTGTGGATCAATATTTGTTGCTGAATCTGATATGAAGATCGTTGGGTTTCATAGCATAGGGGCAATTGGGAGAAATTACTTCACTCCGGTCACAAGAGAAACCATAGCATTTGTAAACGATGAATGTGAGTTGCCATTAGTGCCATGGAAATTTTCAGACGAACAAGTGGACATTGGAACTTTAATTCCTGACAATGATGGCTCAAAGTTCCCAATTAAAAAACCATTGTCACGTGTGCAATGGCAATCAAAAGATATGGCGAAATATTGTGGACAAGGTTTCAAAATGATTGCAGAAGCACCAGCTCACTTATCCAAGCGACATGTCATAACAGGAAAACGCCCGGAATTTCAACGATTCTTGAATGCGAACGCACAGTGGCGAAACTTTGTGACACCATTTCTCGGGAAGTTGCAGCCCTCAGCTCTAACTACTGAAGCTTACTACAAGGATGTACTCAAATACGATAAACCAATAACCATCGGTACGGTTCACGAGATGTGCTTCGCCGAAGCAGTGGTTAATGTAATATCTTTTCTGGAGGGTGCTGGCTTCAAAAGACACGGCTGTAGGCCAATCTTTGACGTGGGAACTATTGTAAATGACCTGAATCTGGATGCTGCTATGGGAGCCTTGTACACAGGGAAAAAGAAAGACTATTTTGAAGAAGCTTCTCTTGAAGAAGTCGAGGAATTGTTCACGAATAGTGCAGCAAAACTTGGGAAGAATGGACATGGAGTTTGGTCAGCTTTGCTGAAAGCTGAACTCAGGCCTGCAGCCAAAGTGGTGGCCCAGAAGACACGGACTTTCACGTCCGCACCTATCGACACTTTGCTTGGTGCGAAAATTGTGGTGGACGACTTTAACAAGAAGTTCTATTCCCTGCACCTGAAAGGTCCGTGGACAGTCGGAATTAATAAATTCAATGCAGGATGGAACATTTTGGCTGAGAGCTTGTCGCACTTCACTCATTACATAGACGCGGATGGCTCGCAGTTTGATAGCTCAATCACGCCTTTGTTAATGAATGCTGTGCTCAACATTCGATTGTATTTCTTAGAGCGTGATGATGAAGCTGAGTGTATGCTCAAGAATCTCTACACGCAGATTATCCACACTTGCATTCTCATTGGCGATGGTACTATTGTTCAGAAGTTCCGTGGAAACAATAGCGGACAGCCTGGCACAGTGGTAGATAACACTCTGTGTTTGATGATCGCTGTTGAGTACGCCCGCCTGAGGACTGAAGTGGATCACGGTGAGTATCCTGAGATGTTGTATGTGTGCAATGGAGACGACCTCTTGATAAATGCAAATGAGAAGGAATGCCAAGTAATTCAAACACACTTCAAGGACTATATCAAGGAATTGGAGTTGAATTACACATTTGATGAGGTATACGATTCGATAGAAAAAGTTGAGTACATGTCACACACATTCATGAAGTATAAAGACATGTATATTCCTAAGCTAGCCAAGCACCGTGTAGTGGCAATCCTTGAATGGCAACGCAGTGCAGAACCTCAGGCAATTCAGAGTGCAATCACAGCAGCATATGTTGAGGCCTTTGGGTATGATGACATAATGGAAATGATTGAGGAATTCGCCAAACATGTAACACTTGTATGGAATTATAAGCTTCCATCTAGGCAGGATGTTGAAAATCTATACTTACATGGGTGCAACAATATTCTTGCAGCTGAGATTGAGGAAATGTGCAATCAGTTTTGTGAGTGGGAATCAGGTGATCCTCTACTGCAAACCGAACAGACAGAAGATACGCAGCAATCCTCATCGAGTTCGCCCACACAGTCAAATACATCTCAGGCTCTGAGAACGGATGCTAGCGCGAGCAAGAATGGCGATGATAGAACTAAAACAGCTGGTGTGCAAGCTTCTGGAAAAACTGAGCAATCAGGGAGGCTTGATTCCGGCGGGAAAGCCCAAGACAAAGGTCAGGGTAGTGGAAGTGGCAGAGGAAAGGAGAAAGAGAATTCGAGTTCCCTACTCGACAATCCTGTTAAAAACGGTGGTGGCAGCAGTGGCAATGGCAATGCTAGTCAGGACATAGCTGATCGAGTACCAGGCATAACGTTCCCTACTCCCAAACGTGTCTCAAAAGCAATTTACATACCTCCAGCAGTAAGGAGTTTTGTTACCGAATCGCAAGTTGCAAAAGTGAAGAAATATATCCCAAGATCTGAAATGATTGATAACAGATATGCAACGTTTGCGCAGCTTGATACTTGGATGGAGAGCGTGGCTGCTGAGTACGATATGAATAAGCAAACGTTCATTGAAGACATCTTGTTCGGTTGGATAGTGCACTGCATAATAAACACGTGTAGTGAAGAAAATATAAAGATGGAGAAATGGAGAGCCGTGAACAATGTTGGCGAGGATAACGAGTCACAGGTTTTGTACGACATAGCTCCGATGTATGAACAAGCTCATCCATCTATGCGTAGCATTATGCGCCATTTTGGAGATATGGCCCGGCTAATTATATCTGAGAGCTTGGCAAAGAATAAGCCGATCATTCCAAGAGGGTTTGACAAAGCTGGAGTGTTGAGTGTTGACAACATAATTGCTGCATGCGATTTTATTATTCGCAAATCAGGTGACACTTCGCAGTTTGTACAAGTCCAGAATCAAGTGCTAGTGAACCGTGTAGGAGGAATCAAGACACGTCTGTTTGCACAAGCTAAACCTAGTACAGCAGACAACATTGATGGTTCCCGTCACGATGCACAGGACGTTACGGAAAACGTCCATGAGTTCCGGGGTGCTCAGAATGCTTTCTGACACCTTGGTCTTTTGGTTAGTGTGTTCACCACTACCTGTACGCTAATGTACCGCAGAAACCTGATCGAGTGATGCAATCAGGCGCACATTTCCTTAGCTCCGAGTTCTTTAGCTCGTGAGATATTGGGCGTGTGTTTCGGGTTTCGTCTTTCGGTCTGGAAGATGCTAC